TTATGGTAAAATTGGATTGACTACTCATGTATCAGGTATTCTTCCAATTGCTAATGGTGGTACTGGTTCTGGTACACAGAACTTTGTAGATTTATCCACTACCCAAACAATTGGAGGGGATAAAACTTTTTCAAACAACGTAATATTAAATGGTACTGCATCTTTAGATTCACACGCTGTTAATTTAGGTGTATTGAAAACTTATATTACAGGGATGGATGGTAAACAATCTGTTCGTGTAGCAACAACCGCTAATGGAACTTTAGCTACTGCCTATGAAAATGGTGATACTATAGACGGAGTTGTATTGGCAACTAATGATAGAATCTTACTTAAAGATCAAACTGCTCAGGCAGAAAATGGTATTTATGTAGTACAAGCTTCTGGTGCACCAGTTCGTGCTACAGATATGGATGCTTGGACTGAAGTTCCTGGTTCATATGTAGCTGTAGAAGAAGGCACCACTAATGCAGATACTGTTTGGCTTTGTACCGCAAATCAAGGTGGTACTTTAGGTACTACTGCAATTGTATGGTCTAAGTGGAAAGCTGCAGGTGCTGGTGTTGACGGATCTGGAAATACAAATAAAGTAGCATACTGGTCTGACACAGACACACTTACTTCTACCACTAACTTCCACTATAATGGAACGCAGTTAGCAGTAGGTACTGCAACACCCGTTACTAGTGCAGTATTTACTACTCAAGGTACGGGTACAGGAAGTGGAACATATGGCTACCAACACAACAACTCTTCTTCAACCTTGGTATTCAGAGTTGCAGATGATGGAACATTGAAAGTAGGTGCTACAGACACTCTAACAATAAATAATACCTCTATTACAACAGGGGCAGCTGTTAACCTAACTATTGCTGGAGGTAGTTCAGTAATCTTACAATCTGGAGGATCTACAAATACAGCTACTAATGCTGTTATGGACGCTTCTAGAAACTTTACTTCTGGCTCAGGTATTAACCTTGGTGTAACTGGTACATTTAACCCTACTAGTGGAACAGGTACTTATATTTTTGCCGATATTAATACAACGATAAATCAAACTGGTGGCGCCAATGGTATTACTCGCGGTTTATATATCCACCCAACTCTTACAGCTGCTGCTGATTTTAGAGCTTTAGAGATTACTGCAAACAGTTCTCATTATGCTCTTTGGTCTACTGCTGGTAAAGTAAGACATGATTTAGGATCTGACGCAACTGGAGATACTTGGTATAGAGGTGCTGGTGGAGAAATGGTTAGACTTCCTGCTGGAGCAACTAGTGGTCATGTTCTAACATCTAATGGTTCTGCTGCTGCTCCTTCTTGGCAAGCTGCTGCTGGTGGAGTAACTGTAACTAGAGCTTATAAAACAGGTGCTACTACAGATACGTTTGACTTAGATTCAGGTACTGCTGTTACAGATATTGACGGAACTAACGTTACATTTACCACTTCTGGTATTTCTGCAGATAAGATCTTCGTAGTTCGTAATGGTGTCACTCTTTCTCAATCTGGTACTGTATCAAGAGATTACACTCTTAATACCGGAACAGGTGTGTTGGTCTTAGCTTATGCTATGACTTCAGATGAGAGTCTAATGGTTTATAAAATAGTTTAAAAAATAAAGGGGGAGTGTAAAAGCTTCCCCTACAATTTATATATGGCACAATCAAAAGTAAAATTAAATCAGTTTATCCAAGATGGTGCAACGGATGGACAAGTAATTGCTTGGGATAATACCCTCAGTCTTTACAAACCAATAACTCTTAGTACATTATATACTGGATCTGGTACTATTCAGGCAGGTACAGTAGCTACTTTTGCAACTGGTACTGCACCAAAGTTTAAGTATCAAAATGGTACAAGCGCAATAGATTTTACATCCAACTTTGCTACTAAAATCGCTAGTGGTGATGGATTATCAATTGGATTTTTCCAAGATAGTAGTATTGCTATTTCAGTAAACGCAAAAGGATTGAGTGTAACTGAAACCTTTAGTGCGTTTAACAATAAGTTATATGTAAATACGACTGGCGGCGCACAGGAAGCTAGTGCAGCTTTGCAGGTGTTATCAACAACTGGATTGTTGTATCCACCTATAATGACAGAAACTCAGCGGGATGCTATAACACCTATAAACGGTGGAGTTCTGTATAATTCTACAGCTGCTAAATTTCAAGGTAGACAAGCTGGTGCTTGGGTAGATCTAGGAGGATCAGGTGGAGGAGGTGGAGCTTTATCAGCAATTACTGCTGCTACTGCATCTAATGCTATTGACAATCTAAACTTTGTTCAAACGTGGGACTGGTCTACATTAACTACAAATACAGGATTACTTTTAGGAGCTAACGGATTAACTACAGGAACAATATTAAGTGTTAGTAGTACAAATGGTTCTCTTGACAGTGCTGCTGGTTTATTATATGTAGCAAATGAAGGTGCTAGCACTAATGGTTATGTAGCTCAATTAAAAGCAAATAGTACTACGGGTACTGGTTTGGTTATAAAAGCTGACAACACCAGTGGTTTTGGTACCGATAGTCCAACCTCAATACTTTCTATTAGTGCACAAAATACAATAGCTGCACCTACATCAGATACAGTACTTCATGTTACGGGAGCAGATTCTTCAACAAATGCTGTTATTCAATTAGATTTACATAATGCTGGAGCAACAGGTCCGGTCTATTTTGGTAGACACGCAAGAGGAACAGCTGCTTCACCAACTGCAACTCAATCAGGAGATGTATTAAGTGACTATGCTGGTGCTGGTTATGGTACTTCAGCATACGGTGCTCTTATTGGCGGTATGGAAATAAAAGCTGCTCAAGCTTTTACTAATACTGCACAAGGAACTAGTTTAACATTATCTACTACATTAAGTGGAACAACCACTAGAACTGATAGGTTAGTTATAGCAAATGATGGTGTTATTACAATTGGTAACTTAAATGGCGGTGGTGTAGCAGGAGCTGTAAATGCAAGTAACACAGGCGTACTTACAAACAGTAAAGTGTTTATTACTTCTGTTGCAGCTCAATCTTTTCTTACTCTTGCTAGTGGTAGTACATTAACTACTGCAGCAAACTTTACAACGGCTGGAGCTAACGCTTTAACACTTACTACCACAGGTGTTACTAACGTAACACTTCCAACTACTGGAACATTATCTGCAATTGCTGGTACAGAGACATTAACAAATAAGCGTATTAACCCTAGAGTAACTTCAGTTGCCTATGCGGCAGCGCCAACTCCAGATGTATCTACAACAGATTTGTATATTATGACTGCTGCTTCTGGGACTGTAACATTTGGTGTACCTGCTGGAACGCCAGTGAATGGGCAGAGACTGACTTATCGTATTAAAGATAATGGTACATTACGTACTTTAGCTTGGAATGCAATTTACAGAGCTATGGGAGTAGGACTTCCAGCAGGTACCGTTGCTTCTAAAATAATGTATATTGGTCTTATTTATGACAGTGATGCAGTTAAATGGGATGTGGTTTCAGTTTCTAATGAACCTTAAACCTTAATTAATTATGGCAATTATAAGATTTGTAAGCGTAGGTACGACAGCGTGGAAATGCCCTGAAGGTGTAACCAGAGTTTGGGTACAAGGTTGGGGTGGAGGAGGAGGTTCAGGTGGTGCTTCTGGCAATGTGTGTAATACAGGAGGTGGTGCTGGAGGAGCTTATTCAGAAAAAGTTGTTGCTGTTACTCCCGGAACTTCCTACAATGTAGTTGTAGGAGGTGGGGGTCCCGCTGGCCTTGCTGCTGCTGGCGCTGGAGGTACAGGCGGTGATTCTAGCTTCGGAGGAGCTGCTACTTTTTTAGCTAAAGGTGGCGGAGGAAGTGTTGGTAATTCTGTTGACTCATCCTCAAGTGCTGGTGCAACAGGCTCAGATGTGGGATGTGTAGGAGATATAACCTATGCTGGAGGTAATGGGGCTGCAGGAAATACTGCTGGAACAGGAGCCGGAGGCGGCGGTGGTGGTGGAGCTGGCGGTAGACTTACAGAGCTAGCTGCTGTTGGAGGTATTGGTAACAATGCTGCTGCTGCAGTAGCCGGAGTTATAAAAAATGACTACGGCGGTGTAGGGGGAGCCGGAGCTTCCGCAGGAGGTAGTGCAGGTATTGCGCCAGCTACATCTGCTACAAATAGTAGGAATTATGGTGGTGGAGCTGGTGGTGCAAAAGCAAACAACGCAACAGATAGAGCTGGAGGTAAAGGCCGACAAGGAGCAATTATACTTCATTATGATAGCGGAGATTTTTTCCAGATGTTTTAATAACATCATCTTTCGCAATTTGGAAATAGTCGGATAATAAAAACAATATTATCTTTGCAACGTACTTAAAACATATATGCATATGCAAAAATTGAAAAAAGAATTAGAATTACCACAAGGACTTGTGGACATGGTTACAGAAAATGTAAACGTAATTAAAACTCTTCAAGCTCAAATTCAAACTGCAAATCAAAAAATTGCAGACATTATTACCGGATTTGCACTTGGTCAAAATGTTGACATTACAAAAGAACCTGTAAAATTTTCAGATGATTTCACTAAGCTTTTAGTTATGGAAGAAGTTCCAGAAGTAGAAGAAGACACTCCCACAAAAACTAAAGTGGGAAAGAAAGTAAAAATGTAACAAATAGCCCATTAGAGTTAAATCTTTAATGGGCTATTTTTATTTTAATCCAAAACTGATATTATAAATCACGCTTCATAAAAAATTACATATGATGAACGAGGCCAGTTGGTATCAAATGATGGGAATTTCTAAATTGGTTCTCAGGAATTTTGTTATCGGTTGTTTTATAATTCTTCTCTCTGTAATTGCACTTTTAACTGTTGAGTTAAGAAGTGTTAATAGAGAAAGAAGAATGGATGACTATAACCACAAACAAGAACTTATTGCCTGTAAAGAAGAAAGCAGCAAAATTGCTGAAACAAAAAACAATGAGTATAAAGCATTGTTTGAAGAGACAATTAGAAATCAATATAAAATACAAGCTGAACAACTAAAAATAAAATCAGCATTATCAAAACATAAAAATGAGTAGATACATCATTTTAACACTTTCAATATTTTTGTTAAGTTTTTTTGTAGAAAGCAGTTCAGGTACATCACAAAATACAATCGCGGATATTAACGAGATTGTATATTATTCTGAATTTGAAATGCAGCTTACATATTTAAATGAATGTACCAAGCTTATGTATGCAGATATATTAAGAATGAGTTTAGATTTACAATTGCACGAAGCAATGGAAGTTAAATCTAACTCTTGGGAAGACATTAAATCATCAATTCATATTAACAATGAACCTGATACTACAAAGAAAAACTGAAATTAACAATACAGTTCTTGGTGAATTAAGTATTGATGGAAAATTCTTTTGCTATACTTTAGAAGATAAAATTAGAGATGTTAAAATTAAACATCAAACTTGTATTCCTGAAGGAGAATACAAAGTAGTTTTAACTTTAAGTCAACGATTTAAAGTTGTACTTCCATTATTGTTAAATGTACCAAATTATGAAGGTATTCGCATTCATGCTGGAAATACTCATTTGGATACATCTGGTTGTTTATTAGTTGGTTCAGCAATCAACAATGATAAATTATTACATTCCAAAACAACACTAGAAATTTTGCTTGGAAAATTAAAATCAGCAATTAAAAAAGGCGAGATTAAAATTAAAATAGTCAACCCAATTAAAGAAGTTGTTGAAATTACAAAACCTGCTACAGTGGATCCAGTTCAAACTATTGTTTCAGTAGTTAACATTAAACCAGCTGTAGTTGAAAAAATTACTAAATCAGATTTACTCACCTTAATAAATAAATTCATTTTATGGCTAACGCAACTTTACAAAAATTAATTGATGTTAATTTCAACTTTGTTTCTAACGAAGTATTACCTTTAATTGAGAAGGAATATCTTCGTGTATCTGCAACAGAAATTGCAGATCGTGTTAAACTTACTATTCTTGCTGCCACAGAAGGTGGAATTAGTAAAGAAAAGCTTGTTGAGATTTGGAGTAATCTACCATCAGATCCACAAATTGTTAACGCAATTAAACTTGCCTTACAAGATGCAATTGGTAAACTTAATGAACCAGAAATCCAAGAAGGATTAAACTTATTGCTTAATCCAGTAGTTGAATCTCTTGTAGTTCTTGTAGATCAAAAAGATGGAAATAAAGAACAGCTTGGAGTTATTTGGAAAAACTTTCTTAACGATCCTGCTTTATTAGCTTATGGTATTCAACATCTTGAATGGTTGATTAAAAAAATCATTAAGGATGATAATGCTGTAAAATGGATCATGAAACTCATTAACGCTTTTACATCTAAATAATGATAGCAACTCTTAATAGTGATTGTACAAGTTTAACTCTAACATCAGAGTTTTTAACTCCAGTTGCTGGAAAGACGTACGTAAGCCTCGTGTTAAAGAGTAGGTTAAACTGCTCTTTAACCGAGACTTCTGTTGATGTTTCTAGTTTAATTGGATCAATTAGTAATAAGCAGATTGTAATTCCTGCTACTACATATTACACAGACTTTACTAAAACTAAATACTGTGATGGAATCTATTATTTTGAATTACAAATAACTTATGATTTAACGGTAACTGGTGTAACTACTAGATACTTAGTAAAAGATGGAGCTTGTAAATTAATAGATTGTGACCTTAAATGTAAGGTTCAAGAATATTATCTTAAGTGTAAAGACCGCAAAGCATATTATCAGTATTACGCATTACAACAAGGTAACGATTGTGACTCTTGCTATTGTACTGAAATGTGTTCATTATATTCTGAATTAAAAACTCTTCTTAATGACAATAGTATCTCTACTCAAGACCTCGGATGTGGCTGCACTTAAGTGTATCTATTTCCAACTTGCAAAATCTATAAAAGAAATTAGTTGGTACGGTTTAGATTGTAAGTCAGAAAACTACATCAATGATTTAGAATTAGCGTTTATTTATTTAGAAGCTATTAATTCTGGATGCGAACTACCACACACATTTGAGTGTGAAATAAAAACCTTTGTTGCTACCAAATCCTCATATTGTGTGTTTTCTGATGACAGATGTCAATCAAAATATACTGTTGAGTTAGCACCAGACTTATTTATCATTACAGAAAATGATAATTTCTTAATTACTGAAAATTCAAACTTTATAACTACTTAATGGCAAACGTAAAAATTTCAGCATTACCAAGTGCAACTACATCAAATGATACTGATACATTAGTAGTTGTACAAAGTGGAGTAACTAAAAAAACAACTCCGTTAATATTACTTCAAAATACACAAGCAGAACTTGTTGCAGTCAATGGTTTAATTGATGATATTCTTGCAACACCTGCCACACCTTCTTTATATACTGCTTCTGGTACATTGCTCAATAGTGGTGTTGCTAAAGCAAGAAATTTTAAATTTATTACGGATACAGATGGAACATATAATCCATTAGGAAATAATCATGATATGAGATTCAACTCATATTTTAATGACACAGGAGGATTTTCTACGCAAGTAGGTGCATTTGGAATGAAAGCTAATGCTACTGCAAGTAATAAATTGGCTGTTTTTAATATGTACGGTACAAGTACTCCATCAATAGAAATGATTGCTGTAGATACTGTTGAAAGTCATACACGTAAAATTCGTTTAAATTCTGATGGAATATATTTGTCTACAGAATTTGCATCCGGATCATTTCTAATGTCTTTTACTAGTAGCGGTGTTACTATGACAGATAGTAGACCTACTGTATTTGGTTTAGAATATGTTTCAAACTATTCTGTTGCTCTTGCCAATAACGATAGATCTATTACTGATACGGGCACAGTAAAATTACTTAGACAAGATTCTAACACTTGGACTACTGGAACAAGACCTACAGCCGTAGCTGGAAGACATGGGTTTAACACAACCACTTCAAAATTTGAAGGATATAATGGAACAGATTGGGTAGATCTAGGATAAATTTATTATTTACTCGGATACATAGATTTTATGTATCTTTGACGAAAATAAATAAATATGACAAAAGATTTAACAAAATTTCTCCAAGAAAAGGAGAGTCCTGGTAACTGGCTTACCATTGCAAAAATGTACCATTTGGATGGTACAAATAAGCAAAAATCTGATTATGTAAGAAGATTGTGGAAATCTTTACATAAACCAATGTTTACAAAAAAAGAGAGTGATGGTGTAGTAACAACTACAGTAAGTCCACCTTTTACAACTTACACAAAAGTTCAACCTAATAACTCAGTTGATGATCTCATCAATAAAGTAGATGAGTATCTAAACAGATTAAAACAAATTGATTTGTTAGAAACAACTTCTGAAAATGAAGATGTGTTATCTAAAAATAACAAAAATAACGTTTTGGTTATTGGTGATATTCACGAACCTTTTTGCAAAGAAGGTTATCTTGAATTTTGTGTTGAACAGCAGAAAAGATTTAATTGTGGCACAATTGTATTTATTGGAGACTTAATTGATAATCATGCACAAAGTTTTCATCATACAGACGCAGATGGTTTAAGTGCTAAACAAGAATTGGAATTAGCTACTACAAAATTAGAGAAGTGGTATAAGGCTTTTCCTGATGCAATAGTTACTTTAGGTAACCATGATAGAATAGTTGCTCGTAAATTATTTTCTGTTGGTGTAAGTCAGCGTTGGTTAAAACCTTTAGGTGATGTTCTTAATACTCCCAATTGGAAATATGTTGAGCAATACATTCATAATGGCATTTTATATATTCATGGTGAATCTGGCACAGCTTTAAAAAAAGCACAATCAGAAATGATGTCAGTCTGCCAGGGTCACCTACATACCGAAGGTTATGTTCAATTTTTAAACGGTGGTAAGAATTTTGCAATGCAAGTAGGTTGCGGTATAGATTTTGAAAGCTATGCTTTTGCTTATGCACAAAGAGGTAAAAAGCCAATATTAGCTTGTGGAGTGGTATTAGATCAATCACCAATATTAATCCCATTTATCCAATGATAAAAGAATTACAAGAAAGCTTTAGAGATATTCTTTATTTAGATTCTAAACATCAATACTTTTACAAGAATCAAGAACTAAAATCTGTTACTAAATTTCTTAGTGAGCTTAAGCCTAAATTTAATTCTTCTTATTGGTCAATATATAAAGCGTATCAGTTTTCAGGATTTAAAGTCAAATCAATTTGGAATGATTATACAAAATTTATTCTGTTTTTAGATCCCGAGTCTGCTCATGGTGAGTTCGTATATCTAGAAAATGATCATTCACATCTGAAAGTAACACCTGAGGATGTATTAATTCAATGGTCATTAGATTCAGTAATAGGAACTACAAGAGGTACATACATTCACGATTATCTAGATAGACTTGAGGCAAGAGTAATTGATGATCCTAAAATTGAAATTCCTCAAGGATTAAGTTTAGGTCAATCTATTAACTATGTCAATAGTCTTAGTTTAGCTAGAAATTTATGCAAAGAATATCTTGAATATGTAAATACAAACTTGGTGTTAATAGTTTCTGAGTTTGTTATAGGAGATCCTAAATTAGGATTAGCTGGAAGGTTCGACAGACTTTATTTTAACAAGCTAACAAATGCTTATGAAATATGGGATTTCAAAACTGACAAGCAAATTAGATATAAATCTAGTTTTGGTAAATTAGATATTTTCAATCTTCCAGATTGTGAGTTTGAAAAATATTCTCTTCAGACATCTTTATATAAGAAAATTATTGAAGATGCATTAGGTGTTCAATTGGGTGAATCCAAAGTTGTATGGTTTAATTTAAAAGATAATAAATTTGAAATTATTCCTACAGCAAATTATGTTAAACTTATAACTACATCGTTAGATGAAAACAATAGGTACTCATATTAGTGCTATTAGAGCATTAATAAAGTCTTACTCAAGAAACCAGGAAGGTTATACGGACGAAGGTCTGTATAACCTTTTTTCTATTTCTAGAGCTGAGATTCTTAAGAACGAGTTAAAGAAATTTAATGCTTTAGCTGAAGATAACTGGTTTCAATTATGTATGAAGCTAGAGATTAGTAAATCACACAATTGCGATTGTGTTCCTGATAAATTAGAATGTAAGGTACTTAAATCAAAGTACAAAATACCCACAGCTTTAGTAGGTAGACAAAAATCAAAAATAAAAATTAGATTAATTTCTGGTAAAGTGATCAATCTAATTTCTGAAGATGATTGGTTTAGAAGAAAAGATCGAGCGACAAATGACTATTTTGGTAGTATTGTAAATCAATATCTTGTAATTTGGAATGCTCCACTTAGTTTAAAAGTAGCATTAGTATCTGGTATTTGGTCTGAAGTATTAGATTTAGCAACTATTCCAAATTGTTCAGTAGATGGTAATTCTCAAGTAGGTCAGTGTTTTGATCCATTAACTTCTATGTATCCTCTTCAAGAAGAATACCTAGCAGCTGCTTATAAGATGACACTTAATTTATTATTTACATCTTTACAAATTCCTCAAGACTTAACAAACGATTCTAATGAATCTATCAAGAACTAAAAGAAGAACTCTAGTTGATATTTACGGTTACTATAAATACAAAAAAAATATTCAACATCCTTTAGGAACTACGCCATATCCTTTTGTAAAAAACTCTGAAGTTACAGATCATAAATTTTCTGCAGATTTTAGAGAATGGAAAATGATAGTTCAGTTGTATCTTGAAAAATTAAAAGTTTATCTTGAAGAAGGAAACAGTATTCAACTAGGATCTAAATCTGGAGATTTACATTTAATTAAATTTAAAGCTACACACTTTATAGATTTTAAAAAATCTAGAGAACAGGGTAAAGTAGTAAGGTTTGCTAAAAACAATATTGATAATTATTTTATTGGTACTTCTTGGTCTAAAAAAAGAGTTAGATTTAAACTTCAATACTTTTGGAGAATAGAATTAAATCATACTTGGTTAAGAAGAATTTATTTAGACTGTGAAAAAGACTATACTAAAATATATAAAATACGAGATTCAAAATGAAAAATTTTGTTAAAATAAATACTCTTTTGAGTAGAATACCCAAGGTTCTTTTTGAAGAATCTCCAGAAGCAGATTTTGTAGATTGGATGATTGATGGTTTACGATTGTTACCAAATACAATTCAATATGAAGAACGTTTAGGATTTTTTGAATTTGCTGAAGGAAAATTGCAATTACCAAAAGAAGTTAAGAATATAAATTCTGTAGCTTGGCAATATAAAGAACCTACACTAGATGCAATTAGCGAATTGTATTTAACTAACGAATCTGATCCAACTGATATAAAATGTATTAAGCCTATAACGTATGGTATATGGTTAAATTCAGTATTATATCGTGATAATTATATTCAGCTAAAATATGTAGGATCTCATTCATCACTTGTAGCCAGCGATTCAGTATGTAGAAAATCTACTTGTAGAGAAGAGTTTATAGTAACTCCATCTAAAACAATGCACTTGACTATAGATAACGGATATTTATGTATCAACTATGACGCTCCTGTTTGTGATGAAGATAATGAATTACTAATTCCAGATGTAGGAATATTGCATGAATACTTAATTGCATACGCAATTTATAAACATTGGGAAAATAGACAGTTTACTAAAGAAGAACAAGCGGGTAATTTCTACCAACAATATTTGCAAAAACAAGCATTATTGTTTAGGCAAGCTAAAGGAGATCATATTCTTAGAAATTTTAATTACCATACAGCTTTAGAGATTATTGGTGGAGATTATAAAAGATTAATTAAATTACCAGAACAATTATTCTATGTTAGATAAACAATATCCTACAGTTCATTCTGGTGGAATAAATAAGGATAGATACTTTCAAGATAAAAATGATGTTACATTTGCATTAAACGCAATACGAACTAATCACGAAGGTGGAAGAATTGAATATCAGTCAGAACCTGGAAATGAAATTTCTGTTGGGTTACCATCTGGGTATTTAATTGCAGGATCTATTTATGGTCAGGATGAGGAAATTTATGTATTTTCAACCAACTCTATAAATTCAGAAATAGGTATATTTAAAAACGATAAATACACAACCTTAGTCAATTCTGATTGTTTAGGTTTTAACTTAGAACATCCTATTACTGGAGAGTATAGAGTCAGAAATGGTTGCGAAAGAACTATATATTGGTGCGATCATTTTAATTCGGATTATTGGTATAATATTGATGATCCAGAAAGTTTTAAAACCGGTGGGCAGTTTGATTGTAATAAGTTTAAACATGTTCCTGTTTTATTACCTATCAAAACTGACTTGGTTAGTGTAAATGATTCTGGTGGAATATTACCACTTGGATCATATTATTTTCAACCAGAATATTTAGATGAAAATCAAAACCTAATATATTCAGGGGACATTACTCCTCAAGTAATTATTTATGACGAAAGTCAAAATATTGATTATTTTAAAATTGATGGTGGATTAAACATAGAACAATATGATCCAGCAATTGGTGGTGTACCTTTAACTAATAAATCTATCACACTACGTTTTTATAACTTGAATACAAGTATTCGTTATTTAAAAGTAAATGTATTTAGAGCTATTAATGGATCCCAAGTAATTGATGGCCACTCTGTTGCAACTTTAATTGAAGTTTCTTCAGAATCTATTGATTGGACCTATCAAGGCTATAATGTATCAGCTGGTGATAGTCCAATAGATGCCTCTGAAAAATTAGTTAATAACATTACATACGAATCTGCATATGTTTCAGAACAAGTTCAGGGAAGATATTTAAGAGCAAATCTTAAGCAGTCTGTTAGAGACTATTCAACTTATCAATCTTTTGTAAGTAAAATAACTTGTAAATGGGTTGCTAAAACAATTGAAATGAATAATGTGAAATACTTAGGTAATCCTAAAAATCCTCAAACTTATTGGACAAGTAGGGGATTTCAGGGAGATGAAGTATATCTTCCAGGTATTCAGTTTTTGCATGATTCTGGACAATGGTCACCTGTATTTCCAACAGTAGGTAGATCTGCTAATTCTACAGATTTAGAAATATTAACTGTAGTTCCTAACAATGCTACTCTAGGCCCATTAGATGTTTGGTTATCAGACGTAGAACATTTGGGATTAGACATTAATGCACAAGTTCCAAGATGGAAAGTATTTAATACTGCTACAATAACTAGTAGTCAAACTGCAGTACTTCCAAAAACTTATGAGGGTGAGTTTTCATATTATGAATCTGATGAAACTTATCCTGATGTTAGAGATTGTGATAATAATCTTTTATGGGGTGAAGATGCAGATAGTAATCCAATTACCACTAGTACTAAAGTTAGGTTGGTTAAGTTTCCAGATAGAAGATTGGTAAATCATGTTGATGGAGATTGGGCATTACCTTTTGGTATTAAGTTCGATAATATTACATATCCTGATTCATCTGTTATTGGACACAGATTTGTGTTTGCAGATAGAACAGAGTTTGATAAAACTGTTGTTGATTCAGGTTGGGCAGTAACTCCATTTTCAAGAACTGGTACTGATCAAATAATTTTAGGAAGAGGTCAAACTGGCGGCCCTGATGATAATTATAAACATTTTAATTATTCTCCGAGTAACCCTCAGTCCAAACACATAAGATTTAATTCTGCTAAAACACTTTTTGATAAATCTGTATCTAACATTAGTTACTACAAAACAAATAGGGTTAACAAATTTGAATCTGGAACTGCAGGTACAAATGCACCATTTGATTACGCAAGAGTTGAGTTAGATAATGGATTTAGATTATATTCTATTATTAGTCGTTTATTCTGGACGGATGATGCATTACCAACTAGGACCAATCATACAGAACAACAAACTGTTTTGGTCGAACCTGGAAGTACAGTAGCTGCTCAGGGATTATTACCAACGATTATATGTCAAGACACATATACTGGAGATTCAGTTTCATATGTTAATTATGGATTAGAAGATACTACTCCACTATTAGGAGCTCAGGTTTTTGATTGGGTTAGAAATGGTACTAGAACGGAATTCAAGTTTCATAACTTCTACGCATATAAAAAGACTTTAGCTCAACCATATACAAACTTTTTAACTAGAATTTATAAAACTATAAATCATAATTATGTTAGTTCAACTAACACTAATGATAATGAGTTTTATGGTGGAGATACTTTAATTTCTCCAGCCACAACATTTAGATTAAGCCCTCTTGAATTAAATGATGAAAATGATAGTTATGCATACACAATGATGTATAGACATCATTATGAAGAACACGATATTAATAGTGCACTTAGACATCTTGGAGTAGCAAATACTTCTAAATATTTCCAACTAAATGATCAAGATTCTTATAACTTTGACAGGTTAACATTTTTAGATGATTCAGGAAATAGACAAAGAGTTGATTATGAAAATGTGATTCCAGAATACTATGCTTATAATCCAGACTTTACTTTAAAGTCTTATGAAAAAGCAAAAGTATCTTTACCTATACAATATAATTATTGTTCGGGATGCTCAGGATCATATCCAAATAGAATTGCATTTAGTCCTAAGTCATTTGATGAAGAAGCTTTTGATTTATACAGAATTAATAAGGTAAATGATTATATAGATATTCCTGCACATAGAGGTGCAATTACTGGACTTAAGTATCAGAACAATCAATTGTTAGTTCATACAGAAGATACTACTTTTATTTTACAACCTAATCCTCAACAGATTAGTACTGATCAAAATACAGCTTATTTAACTACTGGTGACTTTTTAAGTATACCTCCACAAGAGTTGTTACAAACTGACACTGGAACAGGTGGATTACAAAGTAAGCAAAGTATGTGTAATACTCCATTTGGACATTGCTGGGTAGATCAGAAAAGAGGTGAAATATTTAATTGGAATGGTAAAATAGATATGCTGTCTAATGATGGTTTATTACAATGGTGTAAAGAACATTTACCTTCTGAGTTAAATAAAGAATATTACAGAGTGTATAATGAAAACTTTCCAATTAATTCTACTTTAACCTTAAATGGTATAGGTGTAATTTTATATTATGATCCAAGATTTAAAAGGTTGTTAATAACTAAAAGAGATTATTTACCATTAGATTTAAGAACTAGTTTAGTTCCTGGAGATAGTAATGCAACAATCTACAATGGTACAAACTGGCAATCACAACCTGAAAGCATTATTAATGTTTTTCCAACAGATTCTCAATATTTTGAAAATAAGAGTTGGACATTAAGTTATAGCTTTTTAGATCAGGGTTGGACATCTTGGCATTCATATATACCTTGGTATGGTTTTTCTGATAGTAATAATTTTTATACTACTATATTGAACAATAACATTTGGAAACATTTGTCAAAAACAAAGTACCAAAATTATTATACCGCAAAATATAATTTTATTGTCGAATGGATGAATTCAGATCCTGTTACTAATACTGTATCTAATTTACATTATGTAGGTTATTCTCAAATTTGGGATGCTGTTAATAAGCAATTTAAAACTGTAGATACAACGTTTGATAAAATCATGGTTTATAATTTTGAACAATCTTCTGGACTACAAAATTTGATTTTAGATACTCAACACGGTACTAATCCTTATGGCAATAATAGTTTATTAGGTAATTCTAAATATGTAATCAAAACAGATCAGAATTATAAAATTGCTGGATTATACGATATGGCTACAAACTATCCTGTTGTAACTAAAGATTGGGAACTAAAAAAACTATTTCCAGGATATATAGATATTGTTTCAAATGATCCAAATATTAATTTTAATAAAAATCAATATGATTGGGGAAATATTTGGGACAAGTTTGTTTTTGTGCGGTTGTTTTATAAACCTACTGCAGATCATAGAAAATCAATAATTTTACAAGTACTAAATAATCATCAATCTGTAAGATGAGTAGAAATAAAAAACTAGAAAATGCGCTATTGCAAACTGGTGTATCACTTATTCCTGGGGTCGGACAATATCTGGCCCCATTAGTAGGTGCATTAAATCAACCAGATACTCCAGTAGCAAAAAAAGCTGCTGAACAAAAATTATCTACTAATCCATATGGTAAAGTTGATACATTAATAACTCCAGATCAAGTACCAACTGCACAACCAAATCCATTTGTTAGTAATCCAATGGCAGAGCCTAATCTACCACTAGCTGAACCAAATATGTTTGTAGATAATACTCAAAAGCCAATGCAAATTGATCCACTTCCTACTTTTGATAATATTACATTTCAAGATGGAGGTAATAATCAGTTAGCAACTGATTCTACACAAATTGTTCCTAATCAAGAATTAACGTTAGGTAAGAACTTAATGGATGTACCAGCGAATATTTCTTTTGACGGTAAACAAGCTGTTAACACAAATGTTGATAGAGGATTAGATAGTAATACTGCAAACGGTATTGCCCTAGGTCTAAAAGGTATTGCTTTAGGTGGTAGTATTGTAGACGCTCTAAAACCTGCGGTAAACGAAAAACTTATATTACCTAATTATGGAAAATCTGATGCAGACTTACGAGCTGCAAATATTGATTTTACACAACAGCGTCAAGATGCAGTAGGAATCAGTAATATTGGAGCAAGTGCAAACAGGTCTATGAGTAATAATGCATCTACTTATATGGGTAGAGAACAATCTAGGCTTGCACAACTTCAAGATGCTATAGGAAGAATTGGAGAATCTGAAAACTTAGCTAAGTCTAATCTTTATTTACAGAAAGGTCAAATTGAAAACAATCGGGCTTTAGACACTGCTAATCGCAAGTTCCAAAATGATCAGAATAATCAGCAAAATGACGCTATGGGTAGATATGCCGATAGAATCTTGAGTTCAGACTTAGCAAGTATTGGAACTGCATTCAACAATTATGGCTCTACTCAACAGATTAATGAGAATAATAAGAGTCTTAATAAATTCCAAACTAGTCAACAGATCCAAATTTTAAACACGAAGTACCCGAATTTTAAGATAGACAGTAAAGTGATGGAACTAATAGAATCTGGCGCTAGTATTGATGACATAGTTAAAATGAAACAATGATGAATTCTGGTATATATCAAATTAGAAATACTATTAATAACAAGGTTTATATAGGATCTACTGTCAATTTTGAAAATCGGTGGAGTGATCACAAACACACTCTTAAAAAAGGTAAACATGGAAATCCACATTTACAGTATTCTTATAATAAACATGGTATTGATTGCTTCACTTTTTCTATCTTAGAATGCTGCCCACCTTTTAAAGAAATACTTTTATCAACTGAACAAAAATATTTAGATCAACTAAAGCCTGAATATAACATATGTAAGATTGCTGGAAGTCGACAAGGAATTAAACATTCTGAGGAAGTAAGACAAAAAATAAGTAATCTTGGTAGAGGGAGAATTTGTTCAGAAGAAACCAGAAAAACGCTATCACAAAAACTAACAGGAAAGATTGTTAGTTTAGTAACTAGGCAGAAATTATCTAACTCCAGAATTGGAAAAAAACTTTCTGAAGAAACTAAGACTCTTATCGCGAAAAAAAATAAAGGGAGGATATTATCAGAAGAAAGTAGAAAAAAGATTTCGGATAAAAGTTTAGGTAGAACTTTTACCAAAGAGACAAGAAATAAAATTTCCTTAGCTAAAACTGGAAATTTTTATTCAGAAGAACAGAAATTAAAATCTTTTGGAAAATTACGTAAACCTGTATTACAAATTTGTCCAATAACGTTAAAGGTCATTAAGGAATTTACTTCTGTTAAAGAAGCTGCTATAATAACAAATATTGCAAGAGCTTCTATTACTTATGTTTTAACTAACAAAAGGAAAACAGCAGGTAAATATATTTGGAAATTAAAAAATAATATACTATGCCCATTGGAAAATATGACAGGTTTGTAAACAAAGACTGGTCTTGGAGTACCCCAATCGAAAAGCTTCCAGAACTAGATGTTGCTGGATTTAATGAAGTATTAAGTCAGAATCAACAACAATTTGATCAAGTAGGATTGTTAAGCGAGCGTCGTCCACAAGTACTAAATAATGAAGCTGACCTACAACTATATCAAAGTTATCAACAAGATGTTGATAAAGGTTTAAACGAAGTAACTCAAGCTTATACTCAAGGTCCTAGTAAAGGTCAACTAGCTTATAAGAATTATCTAAATCAAATTAGAAAGGATTGGTCACCTGGTGGTAGAGCTGATGTTCTTAATCAGAGATATGCAGGTTATCAAACAGCACTTAAAGAAACTGATGATTTTTATAAAGATGATTCTTCACCAGTTAACAAAGCTTTTGCTAAACAGAATCTTCAAGATCAGTTAAAAGCTCCAATTAACTTTGATCCTACAACAGGTAAGTATAATTCAATTTCTAAACCAGAATTGTATAAAAATCCCGAACTCAGAAAAGTGATTTTAGATACAGTAGCTAAAATTAATGAATCAGGTACCTCTTATTTTACTGGACCAGATGCTGCTCATTATATTCATAAATATGAAACTTCAGGTAAACCTGCAGATCAACTTCAAACTGTTACTGAATATTTAATGCAACAACCTGAATTTGCAAATCAATTAAGAATTGAACAATGGTATCAAGATAGAGATGGTTTATCAGGAAAAAGAAAAGATGACTATGTAAAAGACCTTACTGCTAAAAATTTAGCATTAGAAGAGCAAGCTAAAAAAGCTAGTAAAGGAGAGGGTACTAAAGACTTTCAGCAACTATTAAT